AATTTTCGCCATAGTATAGTTTTAACCTTAGTTTCCAAAGAAATCAATGATTTCGTTAGGAACTTTCTTGCTTATATATTTGTGCTGTAAGTCGGTTAAAAAGTTTTTTTCCTTAATGTCCTTATCTTGAATTAATGTCCAATTAGGCATTTTTTTCTCTAATTCTAGCTTAAACTGTGCCTTAGATAAAAAGTCAATAATATAAGGTTGATCCGACATTTTATCTTGATTCATGATAATATAATTAGATCTATGTAGATACCTAATCCAATTAATGTGAAACTCACACCAAAGCTCTATGGCTCTAGGTAAACTCCATAATTCATTCTTTGTTTCAACTAAAAGCCTTGGATCATGATAATCAGGGAAGAGAGTTAAAGAATATTTGTTAATAAATTCCTCATCATTTTCAATGATACTGTTCATCCATTTAAGAGGGGATCTGTAGGTAAAAATTAAGGGAGTATTTTGAAATAGGTGTGCAGTGGCTTGTTCGGAATCACCATTATGATTCCAAGACCAATGTCCAAAATCATTTTTGTTGTCGTTTGTTGCAAAAAAGTTTACGTCAATATATTGTTTTGCTAATTTTGTACGAGTATTTTGTAAACCAAAAATATAATACTTCACGAGGCAAAACCTATGTTGCCTGAAATTGAAATCCTATAATCATCTGATGTGTAAAAAGGATAAACTTGATGATTGAGTGAAGCAGGAAACAAAGCCATCTTGCCTTCCCATTCTTTATCCGCAGGTATTGCATGTGTTGTAATGTTGCCCATGTCATTGTTCATTAGAAAAACAAAATGTCCAGCTCTTATCTCTCCCTCTTTCATGTGTGGAAAACGAGCCTTTTCATCTTTCATGTGATAAGGAACTTTGTGCCATATAACAAAACTAAATAATCCATCATGAATATGCACAGGATTAAATTCGTGTTTACTTTGATAGTTCACCCAAAGACTTTGAAGTTCTAATCTAAATTCTTTTTTCTTATGCATTCCACTTATCCGTGCGTAGTAAGTAGGATACTTTTCAAAATGTGCTTGAATACACTTATCAATTAACGGCCAAACAATGGGTTTACCGTCAGGTATCATAAACTCTTTTTGTATGTTGCCTGCTAAATCTTTATTAGCTTTCTCAGTATGTTTTTTGTTAATAACTTCGTCTAATTTTTTTGACATGTCCTCTGGGACACTTGTTATAAGATACATTATTGTTGTTGTTTTACCTCTAATACTGATATTTCAACCATAGCCCTTGAGGCTGCATTTGCTTGTAATTTCATGGCATCGCCTTCTTGATAAACCATAGATGTTGAAATAGTGTTTGTGTTTGAAGCTGATACATCTACCTGAAAAATTTGTAGATCATTGCTTCCGTCATTGTGATCAATGTTTACAGTTACTGCACTTGAGCCATCGTAATTATGCGTGTTGATAGTCTTTACAATAAATGTTGAAACAGGTGTCGGTGGAGTCGCAGCTACATTAGCAGTTGGTACAGTAAAAACTGTAGTTAAATCAGTAGTAGTTAAGTTTGCTATAAATCTTTTAAATACGTCAGCCATTTAATTTAAAAACCATGTTCTTCTTGTAGCTTCCTCTTGTGTATCTTGTGTATACTGAGTATTTAATTGTTGAACAAGCTCTTCTAATTGTCTTATTAACTCAGCTTGTTGTTCCCTTTGATAATCATCTCTTGGATCTGGAAATCTAGTTATAGTTAATTTTGCCATATTTAATTATATACACCAACGCTTACAACAATTCTAGGATTAAGTGGTATTGCCGAATGCACTACATCTCTTGGTATCACCAATAAGTCACCCTTTTTCAATAAAAAATAATGTTGTTCTTTATCAGTATAGACACTATAAACCACGTCTCCGTACGTAGGTATCAAAAATACCGTCATGTTGTCATGGTGGTTAGGAGTAATACCCTTTTTACAAAAAGAAGAAAATACATAAGTGTCCATCTTTTCTCCCTTATATTCAAAAATGTTTTTCACTGCTGACTCAAATTTCTGACCTTCTAGTGTAACTTGAAAGCTTGTTAGTTTACAAGCGTGTTCTCTTTTCTGAAAAAAGTTTTCTTCATTCCTATCTAACAAAAAGAAAAACCGATTAAAATCTAAAACATCTAAATGATCAACCACTCCCTCTTGATGATTTACTTTAGTGATATCTAGATTTAATTCTTTGTTAAATTTTATCAATTATCTTCTGCCATCAGGCTGTATGTCAAATCTTTGTGTACCAAGTCTCCATGCAGTTCCTACTGTGTTTGAAACAACATTAACTGTAAACTCTCTACCTCTACCTCGTAAACTTACAAACTCTGTTGAGTCGATAAACGTAGCAGTCTTGGTTGTGCTCGTGCTATTATTTGGATAATACTTAAATTCTAATTTCATATTCAATGTGCCTTCTTGATTTTGTACATCAGGAATTAACTTCTGTACAAAAAGTATGTCATTACCGTCTCCTATCTCAACGGACCCTGACTTTACAAAAGCAGTCATAGCAGCACCATCAGCGTTATTGCCTGTCTCATGTAAAAATAGTTGTGTCGCACCATCTGTTAGACCAGAAATAGTTTCATTGTTGGCCGTGGTTGTTGGTAGATAATCGGTTGCTACTGGATTATCATATACTTCTCTATCTATCCATGTTGTTCTATCTAAGGTTCCTGTCCACCATGTGCCCTCTAAATAATTATAAGCAACGATAGCGTTAATTTGATTAGAACCTGTTCTATTATAGAACCACATTATTTCATTAAACTCACCATTATGCCCTGCAAAAGCATTTTCCGATCCTGTTTGATTAATATTATCAAAAACAAACTGTTCTACCGTACATGGTAATTTTTTAACTGTACCATCAAATAAGAAAAAAGAATCTTGAGACATCCAATAACTGACACCATTTATATCTACCCCTGCATGAGATCCGATGATACCACAGTTTTGACCTAACTGACGTAAACCAAATGTAAAAGGAGGACCAATAAACTGCATAGAGTGTAGGGATGTATCTGTCCAAACAAGTATTTGACCTCTTGATCTCTCTGCTGCCACGATCCGTGATCCGTCGGCAATGCGCAAAGAACCCGCAGTGTTTTCTGCGGTGGGTTGATACTCAGTAATATTCTCTTGATCAGAAAATCTTATTAACAAGTCATCTTGTGAACCTGGAGTGCCTATTGTATTTTCTGTTCCCATAAAAACTAAATGTCGATCAGGTGTGGATACTAAACTTAATCGAGATGCTGTAGGGGCACCTGATATAGCTGCCGCTCTTGTAGATACTCCCGATGAAGTATCCCATTGAAAAGCTCCACCATTTAAAACTGTTGCAATTAAATCTTCACCAAAGTTATCCAATGACCACTGTCTTGCTTCTAAAGTAACATTTGAAACTGATGAGGGAGTGCCCCATGTACCTAATCCCCAACCATCAGTGCCCCAACCAAAAGCTGGAACAGAAAACTCAGGACCTATACTGATTTGATATTTTGCATTACCCGAACCTCCACCTCCTGAAGTTGAACCTGAGGCAGCAGCAGTTGTAGTAACGACATAAGCGTTGTTATTTGCTACCGAGGTAATCTCAAACTCTTTATTCATGTCAAGACCATCAATGGCTGAAAAAGAATCAAAAGTTACAAAATCACCTTTTTGTGCTCCGTGAGCTGTGTCTGTCACAACGACAGAGGTTGTTGCATTTGTAGTGAAGGGATTTGTTAGAGCTTGTGTTTCTCTAATTGGAGTTATGTCGTAAGCCTCTCCCTCCTCAACAATATATAACTTTCTATCGGTGCCTACTGCATTATATCGAGTGCCATCTAAAGCCACCCAAGCGTGCATATCACGTGCCACGCCTACCAAAGTTGTAGAGATAAACTTCTCCCACCCTTTAATCTTTTGTGGCAATCCTTGAAAAAAGCGTACATTATCCCCGTCTGTCCACTTGCCTTCGCCTGTGTAGTCGGTTACTTCTTTATTGATGCCGGGGGCTGGTCTAAAATTAACTAAGGGCATTGTGCCAATATACTATATTTTTGTGAAATTAAAAGCGAGTGTAATTCTTTCGTGATTTTCTTCATTACAGGGACTAACAGAATGAGGCATATTTCCTTTAAAAAATATCATCATTTTTTCTTTTGGAGTTATATGATACTCATTTCTAATTATTGTAGGTACTAAATGATGAAAATTAATTGTTGATTTTGAGCAACATATCTTATGATAATATACGGCAGACCAATCCTCTATTTCGTGTATATGAGGGCAATTAAAATTGTGGCCATTATTAATATTTAGCCAGAAAGAGGCTAATTGACAATTAGCATTTATTGAAGCTAAGCTTTCTAATGAAAACTTTATAAGTTCATCAAATCCAAAAGTAATATTATTGCTTTGAAATCCTCCTACATTACTTCGCACTCTACCTTTATCAAAAGTTAATATGTGATCAATATGATTTTGTATGACAGAACTATCTCCTTTAAAAAAGTTTATGTAACAGGATTCTTTATAGGTTATTTCTTCTATCATATTTTTTTATGGACTAAGCTTCCAACATGTCCTCTATACATTCTATTACCGAAATGACTTAACCCCATAGCCAAGTCTGCCCATATCTCTCCACCGCATTCTTGCCACAATCTTGAAAAATAATAATCCTCTGATAAATATCTTTTTTGCCCCATAGTTTCATATGTTCCCACAGGAAATAAATCGTAACAATTATCTGATCTATAACTAACGCCGTTAACTATTTGATCTGTTTGATATTTTCTTTCAGGAAATTTTTTTTGTAAAGTTACAAATACTTCCCTTTTAACTAACATCATTCCTGTTGCAGCTTCATTAACTCTAAAAAAGCCGTTCTCCCCCTGTATGTTTTCTGGGTTATCAAAATTAATATTATAGCCTAATGCTTTAGCTTCTATTTCTTCTACACTAGCATCTGGATTTTCTTTTAAAATTCCTTTCACTTTTTCCAAGTGTATGTGTTTTCTAGGATAGACACCACAAACCACGTCTTTATCTGCACAAAGTAGTCTCTCAATGTTTTGCCAATGAAAACCTATGTCCGCATCAATGAATAACAAATGAGTAGCTGCAAAGTCAGTTTGATCTAACATCATAGATACGAGTGTGTTACGAGCTCTAGTAATTAAACTTTCATTACCCATGGTTTGTATTCTCATTTTAATACCACTATTTGCAGTATAGTTTTGTATTTCCAATAATCCGTGCAACGTGGGCTCTGTTAGTAGCCCACCATACATAGGCATACCTAAAAACACTTTAAAATTTTTATTTTTTAATTCTTTTGGGTCTATCATCTGTACTCCTTTTTACTCCAATATTTAGTTTTATAGTTATCAAATATTTTTGACATTCTTTTCAAAACTTTCAAGTCATGCTTTACAGGGTCAAATTTTTCTAATTCGAGCTGCATCTTCCATCTTTCTCTTTTAAAGGGAATGACCATAGCCATAGGTGTGCCTTGCTTTAAGTCGTAAGGTTTATCAATAGGTCCAGTCCAATAAAAGGGAAAATTAATTTCTGCATCAAAAGTGTCTGTATCGACAATACCATCAATAATTTTAAAATTATTAACTCTATTAAAAGGTTGAGTAAAAATACAACTATAACCGGGTGGGGTCATGACTTTCCATAAGTTCATCCATTTAAAAACAGCTTCAACTGTTCTATAGGGTTGTCTTAATTCATTCGGTATCTGAAAATTCGGATGAGCTGAGGGTCTAATATTATGGCTCATAGGTGTAGAACTTATAACGTCACTGAGCTCCCAAACAACTTGTTCTTGTTCTTTGTCATATCGAAAACGAATATCTACAGGAAATGGAATAACATACCCTACGGTTGAGGCATCTAAAAAAGGTATACATTTTTTAACAGTGATTGAAGTTACACTATCATTTAAAAAACTTTTTAACTTTTTGTAATGTTCAGGTAAATTTAAACCTGATGGTTGAGGTGCAGCTATAAAACCTTTAAACAAAGATTTAAAAACTATTTTGTTTTGAAGCATATTATCTTACAGAAGGCACTCCTAAATTAGTTCTGCCATCATATTTTTGATCTACATGCTCGCCATCTTGATCAACATAAAACATAAATAAAGAAATAAAATGATCATGTTGACATTTCGTTCTCCAGTGCATTTTTTCTTGCCCTGAAAATAAAATTGCATTGTTTTGTAACATATCAAGTTTTGCTTCAATTTTTAATGATGCTTCGTTACCTACATTATCATGATAAAAATAATCTTCTGTCTCATCTTTATTTCCTACATATAGCGGATAAGGTTTATCATTTGGATAGCCACCTATTCCTAAACACAAAACAAACTCACTTCCTTCTCTATCTTTGTGAACAGGCAACTCTGCTCCTTTGTCATAAATTCTAACGTAAGAATAAGAGGGCCACAGTTTTTTATTTAAAGCTTTTTCAACAACAGATGTTGACATATCTAAAATTGTTTCCATTAAAGGGTCAGCGTAATATCCTAACAATGACTTTGATGTGCCAGGATCTGAACTCCATTTTTTATTAGCAGACCCTTTTATAATCATATAATTGTAAAGTAGAGAAACTATTTGTTCTGGTAAAAAATTTTCAAATACTATGGGTTTCATTTTTTAGTTGATGCAGGTTCTCCTAAATTAGGTCTCTTATCAAATTTTTCATTTGCATATTCTCCTGCTTGATCAACATAATGTAAAAACACTGTTATAAAATGATCGTGTTCACAATACTCCCGCCAATGAATTTTGTTTTGTCCTTGAAATAATAAAGCATTGTTTGGTAGCATTGGATATTTACCATCTATTCTATATCTTTTGAATTTGTTATCTTCACTATCATAATACTTGTAATCAGAACTTTCATCTGCCTCACCCACAAAGATCTCATAAGGTTTATTGTTTGGTAAGCAACCTAAACATAAAGCCACGGTATACTCACAGGAAGGTCTATCAGTGTGTATTTTTAAATCAGAGCCTTTATCATAAATTCTAAAATAAGAATATGTTGGCCACAGTTTTTTACCAGTATTTGCTTCAATTACAGGAGTGCTTAAATCTAAAATAGTTTCCATTAAAGGATCGCCATATTGCCCAACAAGACTTGAGGATTGACTATCTACGTCAAAATTTTTTTGTGCAGAATATTTTAATATACAATAACTGTATGTAACATTTAATATATCAGTAGGTAAAAACTCTTTTATAAAAATTGGTTCTTTCACTAATAAACCCAAGATACGACTGCATATCTTGTTCCCTTTGTAACTTTTTTAACTTGATGTGGAAATAAAAAATTTGAAGGAAAAGCTATTAAGTCTCCAACATTTTGAGGAAATTGAACTTTTCCATCGGGTAAATCAAACACGAATTCTCCACCTTCGAAATCATTATTTAAACATATAGAAACAGACAATTGTCTGGGCTCTGCTCCAAAGCCCATGTCGACATGAAAATCATAACCTACTTTATATTTATTAGCTTCATATTTTAATAAATCACATTGACTAATTTTAGTAGGATCGAAATGTTTATGAATTTCTGATCGATAAAGTTCTGCTGCTTGAAATATTTTTGATTGAATATATTTAGTCATTAAATTCTGACCAAAGGTTTGGGGTGCCAACATGTTTTTGAGTTCACAATTTCTTATGTCTCTATTTTCCTGCCCTCCAACTATAGAGGCTACTTCTAAATCTTCATCAAAATAAGAAATTACTTTTTTACAAAATTCATTAGGAATGAATTTTTTTAATTCTAAGATATGCTCTTTCACTAGAAAGTTATGCTATTGTCTGAGAGATATGTAGTTCTAGCAGTATTACCCGCTGTGTTAGCTGTATCTTCATTTGCAACAAAATCTGCATCAGAAGCATTGTCTGCGTACTGCTGTGCTATGTTTGCTTGCTTTGCTTCTTCCCATTTATCTTGTGCTTCACATCTAATAACAACATTAGATGCCCAATTTGGTAAAGACGACACTGCTTCATTGTCTCTGTTATCAGTGTATTCTAACTCACCAGTGTTTGTGGAAGCGTCCCATTGAAGTGCGTGTATTTCTTCAGGAACTTCAGTATGTGATCTAATGTTAAGATAAACTTGATTGTCTATATAAACATCTGACTCTGTGTTGCCTGTCCCTGTTTTCGGGCCATCATTGGCTGAATCAGGGTTTACGTTTGCATCAAAAAGTATTGTCAATCTAGCATTGATTGTTGTGTTATTTACTGTTGTTGCCATTTTTTTTGCTTACCTTTTTTTTACCTTTCTTAACTTTTATCTTATTATTACTTAGTTGTCTAATATTTTCCTCTTCTAATTCTGGGATGTTTTCTTTGACTGCTCTTTGATGGTTACCTATTAATTCAAATATAGTGGTGGCATTTAACATTAAGTTTTTAGCTGAATCACTACTTTGAAATATGTTCTCCATGGCTTTATTGGACTTCACCATTTCATTTCTAAAGGATTCAGTAGCTGCTTGAGTGCCTTGAATATGTTTAGCATTTTCGACCATTAATAGAGGCATCCATGCGATAGAACACCCCCATTCTTGAACAGGCAGTCCTGTTTGAGGATGAGCACCTTGAAGCATATTATACCAAACACACCTGTGTTTTATGCACTTCTTTTTCAGAAGTGGACAAGTGCCGTCCGGGTCAAATATTGGCATTAATCTTTGTTAGCGATAATTACGTTTGCGTATTTTACGTTCATGTTAGGCATTGAAATCGTACCACCTAAAGATGAACTTGAAACACTAAATGGGTGTGAGTGAGATCCACCGCCACCTGCATTTCCTAAATTAAAAGGTGATTGAGGGTTTGCTTGAATACGCTCATTACCTCCAGCGCTCTGTTCCGAAACACCTAATGAGGGGTGTGCACTTGATGGCTGAGAGTTATTTGGCGAAGTATTATTACCAAAGTTACCTGTTGGTAGACCTGGTCTTGGGTGATTGTGTGAAGCAATCTCTGGTGTTGAAAGAGTGTGTCCCCCAACAGTTCCTGATACTGAAACAGTTGCTGATGTTAAATCAGTATTTCTGCTTGAAGCAAAAGTTGTAAAGAAAGTATCAGCACCACCAGTGCCTCCTCCTGAACCTGTAACAACTGCCATAGCAGCGTCAGATAATCCTGAAGCAGTTTGCTTTGTCCAACCTGTTGGAGCAGAAGCTTGATTAAAAATCATGGATGTTGTTGATGGGAAAGGATCAATACCTGTTAGGCTTGCACCACTACCTGTATAAGAAGTAGCTGCCACAACTCCATTTGAATTAAGTGTAATATTTTCTGTTGTAATTTTTTTACCTGTTGCAACAACAACATTATCGTTAAATGTCGCTGCACCTTTTACACCTACAGTTCCTAATGAACCAGCAAAAAGATCAACAACTTTATTGTTGTTTGTAACATACATAATTGTATGAGCACCTTGAGTAATGGCAACAGCGTTACCTGCATGACCAGTAGGTGCTACTGAAAGAGTTTGAGAACCTGATGTATTATTAAAGAATATGTAATTATTCTCTACTGCGGGCACAAAAACTTTTATATCCCCTGTAAGAGCTCCAGTAAATTCTACTACTTTATTAGAGGCTTCAGCCGCTGGATCTGCATTAGCAGTAGTCAATGTGACATCAGCAGAGCCTGCCACAGATTTAGATAAATATCCACCAGCAAAGGCGTCTAATACGTTAAGATTGTTGTTGGTGTTAGTTCCCCATGTATTGGCGTTAGCGCCAGTTGCCATGAGTTCTAATTTGAGTCTATCTGAATATGTGCTTGACATGTTTTTACCTCACTAAAATATATCTTTTTTCATAAATAACACAACTATTTTGTATATATCTCATTTCCCATAACTAATACATCAGCTTGAGAACTGTCAAACATTATTTTAGCTTGTTTTTTAGTTCCTACAATAGGTTTTCCGGGTAAATTCATAGATGTATTTATAAGCACAGGATGTCCGGATAACTTACCAAATTCTTTTAAAAGTTTTAAATAAGGAGGGTTATGATCAATGCTAACTGTTTGAATTCTACAAGTGCCATCAACATGTGTAATATTTTTAAACTTTGTAGGATCTTTAACCTTAGCTTGATACAACATCCAGGGACTTTCAAAACCTAATTCAAAATAATCTTTATAGCTTTCTGTTGGAACAGAAGCGCCATAGGGCCTAAACCATATTCTTTTTTTAATTCTATCATTAATAACTTGTTTTGCATTTTCTACACAAGGGTCCATAAGGATTGACCTAAAACCTAAAGCTCTGGGACCAATCTCTCCCCAACCTTGCCCCCACATAACAAGTTTTCCCTCCTTCAAAAATTTTGCTACTTTCTTAATTGTTTCTTTAGACGCATAACCAAAGTTTTCGTCCCTTTGATACATATTCTTAAAATCTAATTTTGTATTTCTCACTTGCCATCCTGTTCTTAAAGCCCAAAGTATCGCTCCTATTGATGTTCCCTCATCTCCACAATGAGGTACAGGCGTAAAATTAGGATAATCTTTTTTTAGTAAAGTGTTCAAAACTATGTTGTGACCAACTCCTCCTGTAAAAGAAATAAAATCTTTTTTACTAAAATAATTTTTAAAATGTCTTTTTATTTTTTTATACCAATAGTAATGAAGTGATGTGATATAATTGTTACATATCTGAGATTCATCTTCACCTTTAAAATTTTTTTTAAATTCTAAAAACTCTTCGTATGTTCTATTTAATATTTGTGGCTTAATTAAATGAGAATAATCTTTACCAAAGCCATGTAAAGCCATAGTGTGTCCTGCAAACTGTTCTTCTTGATTTTCTGAGGGTTTGCCCTTTAAAAACCAATATATCCACATTACTTCTAATGATCTGCCAAGTGATGGATGTTTATGTATATCTAATTTATATTTTTGTTGCCTTCTTTTGTAGATTGTAAAACAGTCATATTGACTACCTACATTGTCAAAAACGAAAGAATTTAATTCATTACCACTGTATTGATGACATACATGATGATCTACTAATTTATATTGAGCAGGATACATATTCTGAACTCCACCATGGATTAACATATTAGATCCATTAGCTAACCACACAGTATCAACTTGCTCAGGCACATATCCTAAATGATTTAAATATTTTACCCAACTTGTAAGATCATTATGAAACTGACCTTTTACACCTGTAATTCTTTCAAACTTTAAATATCTCGTTTCTTTTGTATCTGTATCTATTGTGAAGATACTTCCATCGTGGAAAAAGGTATGAAGACCTACAATGATATTTCTTTTTTTGTTATTCAATCAATGCTTTTTTAATGCACCAACTGCAATTTTTTTACCTTTGATGCTTGGTTTGCCAAAATGAATTATGTCGCTATCAAAAAAAACTAACTTACCTTTTTTTGGCTCAATTTCACCCCAATCTTCAAATACTGTATTACCATCTGAATCATTTAAATACAAAATAAAAGAATAATCCTCAGAATTTTTATGATCATGAGGAGCTTGTTGTCCTTGATGTTCATATTCAATCAAATGAATGTGAAATAAATCAAGGTCTTTTTTTATAATTTTCATTATTTCATCTTTTAATTCTATCGTGGTTTTTAATTCAAAAATATTGTGAGTTTGAAATCCCTTTTTTGTAAGGGTTGTATCATGTGATTTTAAATTATTTTCTTTAAAAATTTCTAATGTCTCTAAGAATCTGTCAACTAGACTATCTGAAACTTTAAATTCTTCTAAGCTGCGTTTACTTCTGTCCATGTATTACTTGCACCCGTGACGACATTCGCCCATGGTGTAGAGAAAGGATTACCTGTAACTAATGTTAAGTCAAGTCCTGTTACATTGACTAATGAGTCAGCAACAACAGTTTCTGTTCCTGTTGCAAAGCTAGTTGACAGTCCTGTTACGCTTACAATAACGCCTGTTCCACCTGTGGCTGTTGATGTTCCAGTAGCAAAGCTCGTGGTTAAACTTCCTAGTGTGACCAAAGAATCTGCTATTACGGTAGGACTACCTAACGTGGTGGTCATAGTGACCGCTGTAGGATCTACTTGAGTGAAGATATCTATGACAGGAGTTCCAATAGCAAAGTCTAATTGATCGGAAGGTGCTATGACTGCAACACTACCTTCACCAGATACGGTCACTCCTGATAGAGCAACGCCCACTGATAGACTATCTAAAGTTTCTAAAGCAGTTCCTGTTTGTGACGTGGTACCTAGAGCACCTGTCATTTCAAGACCAGTTACAGAGACTATTACACCAGTTCCTACTTCTTGAGTCGTAGTGCCTAATGCAGTCGACATCGCCACACCTGTGACGTTAGTAATAAATTCTATATTCTCGTTCCAAGTGAAAGATCCCCATGTAGATCTTCCCCAACCTGCATCAACCGTACCTGATGCAGTTTCAGTGCCTGTAGCAAATGATGTTGTTAAACTTCCAAGAGTAACTCCTGCTCCTTCTTCAACACTTACACTGCCTAAATTAAATTGAGATGTAACACCAGTTAAAGAAAAGATAGACTCTTGTTCGGCCGTTGCTGTGCCTAGAGTAAAAGTTGATTGAAGGGAGTTTAATGTGACTAAGCAGTCAGCTTCGACAGTCTCTGTGCCGATAGCTGTTGTAGTCGATAACCCAGTAACAGATACTGTGACCGAACTTTGTTGGCCCCAAAAGCCTTGTCCCCACGTGCCCTCATTCCAAGCATCCGCCATGGTAATGACTCCTTATATTAAGATAATCTTAATATAGCACTGTCTTTATCGTTTGTTGGGAATGCGACTGTGAATGTACCGTTTGTTGATGTCTTTACACTTCCAAAATCAAGAACTGCAATAGCTGCATTAGTAGCACTTGATGATCTGTTATAGATCAAAGCTGCTTGAGCAGAAATTGTTGCTGATGTAAAGCTTGCATTTGCAAAGTCAACAAACGCTGTTGAAGCTGTTACACTTGTTGCTGTTAATCCAACAGTTGCACCCGTTAGGGTTGCACCGCCTGCTGTATATGTTCCTGAATTACCTACTTCATTGGTTGCTGAGTAGGCTGTTGTGTTTCCATTTAAAGTTGCTGAATCTGTGTAGAGAGCAAGATTGATAGTGTCATTATCAATATCATGATCCCCTTGAAGCAACTGCTGTTTAAAGGAAGCACAGACTGCTTGATTTATTGCCATTTTTAACTACCTCCTGGGTCTACTGATCTTGTGCAAATAATTGCAGAGCTTGTTGAAACTTCTGATCGTATAATTGCATATCTTGTGTATTTTTCAAGTAAGAATATGCTTCAGCAACGGTGCCATAAAGTAAAACTTCTGGTGCGTTATTAGATATGAATGTTGTCGTCGTAGTAGTACCAGTGCCGTTGCCGAGTCTTTGTGGAGTTTCGTCATACCACATTTCTACAGTGTAAGCTAAATTAGGAGTAGGAGCCACGATCAATGTCGTTGCATCCCAGTTACCCCAATACTTTGGTTTACCTGTAAAAGTGGTATCGGTGGTAGATCTTTCTACAGAATACTCATCCATGAAAGTAGCATCTTTTTGTTGTAGCCAAGTTCTTGTGCCATCAGTTTCTACAAGTTGTAATCCCCTTGCAAAACGAAAACCACCCTCAGGACCACTGACATCTAAAAAAGCATTATTGGCTTCAAAAGTTGTTGTTGCATATCTTCTCTGATCATCGGAATCAACTTCTCTTGCTATTTTATTTTCAGTGTTTGTGATAAAAACATTTATAACTGTATTACTTAAAACGTCAGATGTAACTTCTGTATAGTTTCTTATATTATCTAATAGTTCAGAATAATTCATGATATCACCACGGTCACTGTACCAACTGCTGAGGACATTATCAAGTCATCTCTAATTGGAGCAGGCTGCATACCAACACTCTCAAAAGGTGTACTATTGGGAAAACCAACATCAACTATAAGTGGTTCCACTCGATCAGGTCTAGGATTTCGTAGTGCTTCGGGATCGGGCCGTGAATATGGTGGTTCTAATTGTGGATGCTTAGGTTCGTAACATTCTGGACAAACTAATAAGCCATTCCATTCTTTTCTTAATTCTAAGTAAGGATATTGATAGCCACAACGATCACAAATAGCTTGTGATTTTACGCCAACTGCAAAAGACATTAACTACCTCCGGGGAAATAATTTTGAGGAACAAGATGAACAGA